GTCCTCCAGGTCAGCACCACGTTACCCGGTCATCCCGTGATACCGGGGGCCGGGATAACGACATGGGGGGTGCCAGGTCGGGGGATCTCGGCAGCCCTGACAGCGGGGCCCTCCGGGGGCTTTTGGCCCGCGGGTCCCATCTGCCGAGATGACGAAGGTTTTCCATTTTGGGGGCTTGGGGCCGGGCCATCGGGCCATACCCCTAAATAAGAGCAAGGGATTTTTTGGGTCCCGCTGAAATGGGTCCCATAAAATTTTTGTATATTTTTCTGGGTCCCATAAAAACGGTCCTAGCATACTCGCCGCTCGGTAAACGACAGCGAACCGGTCACCTTCCTGTCGTTACCCCGGTACCACGTTACCCCGGTACCCCGGATCCCCGGCACCTCGTTTCGCGCCCAGTTGACATATCCCGTTGGATATAGGACAATCGGTTCACCTGAAGCCGCGTTCCCATTCTCCTGGCGCGGCAGAGGGTTCGGTGAACGGGCGGAGGGGCCCTCTCATACAGGGCCCCAAAGTCTTACCGAGCAGGAGAAGCGGAGAGCTCAATGTCAAACAAGAAAGTCAAAACAAGAAAAGTATCCCTGCGCGGCTTGGTCTATGCCCTGGCCGGGCGCGAGCGACCCTACGACGTATACCGGTTTAGCGGCGCCATTCGCAAATACGAAAAGCCCAACCATAATCCCTTTAAGGACACGTAATGTCTGCCTTGACCGGGACGCACTTGCCGGCTGTCGCCGCCGACAGGAAGGCTAACCTGCGCAAACACACCGCGCCGGAGAAGATCGAGACCAAAAGGATCTCGCCGGCCAAGTGGGCCGCGGTCCTGGGTCACGTCGCCCGGGGGACCGGGATACGGCAAGCCATCAAAAGTGAGCGGATAAAGCCCTCTACCCTGGAGGGACACCTCATTTCTGATAAGAACGCCAAGGACCAGCTGGACGATGCCAAGCTGAAGGCGCTGCAGCGGATCTGGGACGAGGACATGGTCGAGGAGGTCCTGGTTGCTATAGCACTAGGTGCTACAGTTAAGCAGGCGTGCGACCTGGTGATGATGGGTGACCGGATAGAGTCGTTCTACAAGCTGATGCTGCGCGACGAGAACATGAAAAAGGCCTACGACGAGGCCCGTATGATCCAGGCCGAGAAGATGGCCATCGACGATATCATTGAGATCTCAGACAATTCTGAGAATGACGAGACATTCGACGGCAAGCCGAACTCGGCGGCCGTCAACCGCGATCGACTCAAGGTGGATTCGAGGAAGTGGATCGCGTCCAAACTGCACTACAAGCGGTTCGGAGACAAGATACAGCAGGACGTCGAGCAAAACATAGTGATCGATCATGCCGCCAGGCTCGAAGCGGCGAGGAAACGACGCGATAACGCACTGAAAAAGAAGTGAGGAGAATATCATGGAGAAGTGTCTGGACCTGGTTGCGTTCGTCCTGCAATGCGGTATCGTGCGCCTGGGCTTCATTGTGTTTGTGGTTGTTGCTGCACTGGTAAACCTGCCAGGGATGCTGCTATGAGCATGTCTGAAAACCAGTTCGAGGACGAGCTGCTTGCCGACATAGAGCAGTTTTATGACGATTTCTACGGATTCGTCATGTATGCGTTCCCCTGGAAAGAGAAGGGGACCATGCTCGAACACTTCGATGGGCCGGATACCTGGCAGCGGGACATGATGTACCGTGTCTGCCAGGAAGTGAAGGACAACCCCGAGGCCAGTATCCGTGAGGCCGTGGCGTCCGGACACGGTATTGGTAAATCAACCATGGTGGCGTGGATAATTTTATGGCAGATGTCCACTCGCCCGCACCTGACCGGCGTAGTGACGGCCAACACCACGTCGCAGCTGACCACCAAAACCTGGCGTGAGTTGGCCCTGTGGCACAAATTGTGTATTACGAACCACTGGTTTGACTGGTCGGCCACCAGTTTCAAGCACAAGGAGCACCCCGAGACCTGGCTGGTCAGCGCAATCCCCAACAGCGAGCATAACTCCGAGGCTTTCGCCGGACTTCACGGTACCTACGTCCTCGTGATTTATGACGAGGCGTCCGGTATTCCGGATAAGATCTGGGAGGTGTCGGAAGGTGCGATGACCACCCCCAGGGCGTTCTGGTTCGCGTTCGGTAACCCGACCAAGAACACCGGCCGGTTCGTCTCGTGCTTCAACGAGGACAAGGAGCGTTGGAATACCACCCATATTGACTCCAGGTCCTGTAAGATGACCAACAAGAAGGAGATCGCGGAGTGGGTCAAGATCTACGGCGAGGACTCCGACTTCATCCGGGTACGTGTTCGAGGGGTATTCCCCAGGGCCGGCTCCACCCAGTTCATCCCGACCGACATCGTGGACATTGCGATGCACAAGGAGCTGGAGTATGAGGCCTGGCTGCATGCCCCGGTCGTGGTTGCCTGCGACGTTGCACGCTTCGGTGACGATAAAACGGTCATTGTGGTGCGCCAGGGTCGCAAAGTGCATGAAATTTTACCTTTTCGTGAACTGTCGACCATGGAAACAGCGAGCGAAGTAGGGCTGAAAATCCGGCAATATCACCCCGTTGCGGTGTTTGTCGACGCCGTGGGCGTGGGTGCCGGCGTAGTTGACCGTCTGCGCATGCTCGGTTATGACATAATCGAGGTAAACGCCGGCTCGAAACCCGACGATGACGAGACTTATTACAACAAAAGGGCCGAGATGTGGGGCCGAATGAGGGACTGGTTGCGCCAGGGGGCAGAAATACCGTACAATACGGACACAAGAAAGGCTTTGATCGGTACAGAGTACGGATTCGACGATAAAGAGCGGATCCGCCTGGAGCGAAAGGCCGACATGAAGAAGCGAGGAGAAGATTCCCCGGACGAAGGTGACGCATTGGCCTATTCGTTCGCGGAAATACTGGGCGACTCGAACATGCAGTCGTTCGAACCGGATGATAACTTTGAACCGGAGGAAGTATGAGCTTTGCAACGGTTATTCACGCCAGGTGTAAAAACCCCGCGTTTCAATATGATCACATGCCGAAGGCGGGTGAGATGATAGACCCGCGCTGTATCACCACGCTCGGCGGCGAGTGGGTGCCGGACAACGCGGTAGGCATGCGGTGCGGCAGCTGCGGTTTGCGGCTGGATGCACGCTCGTTGGAACCAGGCCCGATGGTGTACGATATGGGCGACGAGGACGATATGGCCATAATTTACGGAGAATATGTCGATGAGCAAAATTGATCTGAGTACAAATATCGCAGGTGCCCAGGCAGCAGACCAGCTGGTCGCAAAAGATCTATCTGCGCCCGAGGTCCCCATGGTGAAGATGACCCGGGGCGGCGGAGACCCGGTGTATGGGGACTACAACGTGATCGATGAAATGGAGTCCGAGAACCAGAAAGTGGCCAAAATGGAGATGTGGATCGCCAAAAAGCTGGGCACTTCCCTGGTAAACAAGTACCCGAATCGCCAATGGGGCGTCCAGGTAAATGTCCGCGACGGCATCCTGGTTATCCTTTGTCCCTCACTTTCTAACGAAAAAGGCTATCATATTCACATGAAAGGCGATACAATCAACCATCTGGAGCTGCGGGCCATCCAGGCCGCGGGCGAGATTCTTGAGCGTTATGGCGTTTCCAGAGACAGGAACGTCGACGAAAGAGACATCGAAGCAAGTCTGAAGTTCAATTTCAAAGACGAGGCATTGGCGATGGATGATGAAACGATGAACCCGGGGCTGGCATGAGCGACGTAATCCCTCTGACCATAGACACCCCCAAGGATGTAGCCAGGCAGCTGGTTGTTGACACGTTGGAAGACGATGTCAGTCTTGTGGCGGTGACGCTGTCCGCCGACGGCTCCGTAAGGATACACGCAAACCCAATGAGCTCTGACCGAATGTTCTACCTCGGCGGGCTTATACAGAATTTTGTGCTGAACAAGTCAGCATAGAGGGCTATCTATGAGCGAAGAAGAAAGAGACGCAACCTCCCCTTACACCAAGGATCCCGGCCCGCCAGGCGACACCCCCACAATGGGCGGTCTGGTTACCAACACGGACGCGCCGGACGAGGAGGTCTTTGACGAAAACGAAGAAGACCAAATTGATCAGGGCTCGTGGCTCGTCGACCGCGCTCGCCAGATATACCAGTCCTCAACCAACTACCTGGACGCCAATATCATCTCCAAGTGGGAGCGCAGCCTGTCCCACTTCAATAACGAGCATTCAGGTGATTCCCGTTTTAGCCGCTCGAACTATAAACGCTCCAGAGTGTTCAGACCAAAAACAAGAGCGAACATAAAAAACCAAGAAGCGAACATGGCCGCAGCGGCATTTTCTACTCATCAGCTGGTCGATATCCAGCCGAAGGTCAAGAACAACCCAGATCAAATCGTCTCCGCAAAGATCACGCAGTCGCTGCTCCAGCACCGGCTCAGTACGAAGATGCCCTGGTTCCTGACCGTCCTGGGTGCGTACCAGGACACCAAGAACTACGGTGTCTGTATTACGCATCAGTATTGGAGCTACAAGGAAGACACGGACATAATTCCTGCCTTTGACTCGGACAACAACCCGATCCTGGACGTAGACCCGGAGACCGGTGAAGCGGTTCCAATGGGGGTCGAGAGAAGGATTGTACGTGATGACTCCCTGCACTGCGACAACGTCCCGCCTGAGAACTTCCGCTTCGATCCAATGTGTGACTGGCGCGACCCCATCAATACCAGCCCGTACCTCGTGTATCTACAACCGATATACGTTAACGAAGCCCTGGAGATGATGGAGACCGAGGACCCGAAGACCAACAAGCCCATGTGGAAGAAGTACACGATGGGTGAGATCCTGTCTACCAGGCGCCAGAACTTCGATCGTACTCGCCAGGCACGCGAGGGCCGCGATCGCGTCGATCCGGCAGACGAGCAGGCCGGCAACGGTTATACAACCGTGTGGGCCCACATGAACATCATCAAGGTGAACGGTGACGACCTGGTCTACTGGACCATGGGCACCGAGCTCCTGCTGACCGAGCCGCAAAAGCTGATCGATCTGTATCCGCACCTGCTCGCCGGCGAGCGTCCGTTTACCCTGGGCGTCAGCAACATCGAGACGCACAAGAGCTACCCGGCCGGCGACAACGAGCTCGCCAGTCCGCTGCAGTTGGAAATCAACGACGTAGCGAACCAGCGAATGGACAACGTGAAGCTGGCCCTGAACAAGCGGTACTACATACGCCGTGGTGGCCAGGTGGACCTGGATGCGCTGATCAGGAACGTACCTGGCGGCGGCGTCATGGTCAATGACCCCGAAAAAGATATCAAGACGGTAGATACCAGGGATGTTACGGCATCCAGCTACCGCGAGCAGGAAATGCTGGGTATGGAGATGGACGAGCTCCTGGGCGGATTCAACCCGACGGCCGGCCAGCAGCAGGGCAAACAACAGTCCAATGGTTCAATGGAGATGCAGGCCGGTTCCGCCGGGTCTGTACAGGACTACTCGATCCGAATCTTCATAGAGACCTGGATGGAGCCGACGCTCCGCCAGATGGTCCAGCTGATCCAGATGTACGAAACCGACCAGACTCTGTTGACTATCGCCGCGGAAGAGGCACAACTGTTCACGCGATATGGCGTAGAAGAGGTTACCGACGCCCTCCTCCAGCAGGAGCTGCTGGTGAATGTCAACGTCGGCATTGCCAATACCGACCCAATCAAGCGGATCGAGAAGCTGGTCTTCGGCGTCACCAAGGTATCCGAGCTGCCAGGCATGGTGGACCGGATGAAGTCCAGCTCCGTATCCGACGAGATATTCGGCCAGTTGGGCTACAAGGATGCCAGCCGCTTCTTCATGAACGACGAAGAATACGCCAAGGATCTGGAGGAGAATCCGCCAGGACCGCCGCCTGAGATCGAGCTCCAGCAGCAGGAACTGCAGAAGAACATCGAGGAAGACAAGCGCAGGCATGAGCGCGAGCTTATGCTCCTGCAGCAGAAGGATCGGATCGAGTTCGCCCGCCTGGCCCTGGAGAAGCAGATTAAGCTGGAAGAGCTCTACTCCCGCCTGGGTGTAGAGAAGATGAAGGACGAGACAATCCGCGACCAGGCCGCTCTGAGAGAGCAGAACAAGGCGACGGAGATTGCTCTTAAACGCACACAACAGACCGGAGGAACCAAGTAATGGGGTGGAGTAGCAAAGCGGAACGGGAAGCCGAAAATCAACGTCTACGCGAAGAAGGCGAGCTCCCAAAGCTAAGAGAGACCTACAAGAACAGGGCCGAGCGCAAGCAGGAGCGCGAAGAGCGGGATTATAATCGCATCCAGGCGCATAGAAAGATGAAGAACAAACGCGCCGTGGAAGCGCAGCGCAGGGGCGAACAGCTGGACAAAGCCAAGAAGGCAACGGCAGCGGCCCCCTACACAAACCGCGTGCAGGAAGCCAAGAAGAAACAACGAGCAAAGCTGAAGGCGAAGGAGAAACGCAGCTATTACATGGGAGATGACTAAGTAATACAACAACTTATTTTTCATGTCGCGTAAAAAATCTACCTCGAACGAGGCGATAAAGGAGAAAACGCATGTCCCTAGAAAACACAAATCTAATCAATACCATAGAATTCGTAGACAGAAACGAGCGAATACATTTCGCTAAGGCCCAGCTGGGGGAGCAGGTTAAAGACTTCCTCAGAGGCCCCGCTGGCCGGTACTTGCACGGCCGTGCCAAGCAACAGCTCCAGGAATGCCAGGAGAAAGCCCTGGAGTGCAACCCGTTTTCGCTATTCGGCAGGAGAAAGCTGAAAGCGTTACAGCATGACGCTGGTGTCGCCAAGGCCTTTATGTCTTGGTGCGCTGACGCCATACAGGAAGGAGAACATTCGTATAAAGAACTGGAAGAAAACTATTCCGACTACTCAAGAGGATAATATCATGCCATTAGAAGCCACCCAAAAGGGCGCTCCGGAGAAGGTAAAAGCGTTCCCGAGCCCCGAAATACTTGACAACCAGCGCGAAAACAGCGATGATCGACCTGCACCAGTGAATCCACGGGACGAAGTGATGTCCTCGATGGACGATCGGATCGACGAATTGAGGATGCAGGAGATGGCGGAAGCCGGTTTTCTGCCCTCAGATGACACCAACGCAGACGAGTTGGAGCCTGGGTTACAGACCCAGGAGAGGATGCACCAGGAAGAGGCCCCTGAAAAGGAGGAACTTCCCGAGGAGCTCAAGTCAGATCCACTGGCAGATTACATTGTCATGGACGGCGAGAACGCCATGTTCAGGACAAAGGTTGATGGAGAGGACAAGCTGATCCCTCTGGATACCGCAAGGACACAGTTGCAGAAGCACGTAGCCGCAGATGTTCGGTTACAGCAGGCAGCAAAGGAACGTAAGGAGCTTGAGGCTCGCGAAGAGGCAATCCGGCAGAACGAAGCCGCCCTCCAAGCGAAACTCAACTCTCAGGAATCCAGCCCACCATCCGAGCGATCGGACGTGAGCGATCAGGACCTCCAACGGGAGGCCCAAGCAGTCGTCAAAACTCTCTTTACCGGGAGTGAAGACGAAGCCGTCGAGAGTCTAACAGCCCTCCTCGGGAAGACCAGCCAAGCATCGCCGCAGGTTAACCCGAACGAACTGGTAGAGAAGGCGGTAGCGGCAGCGAGAGCTGAGAGAGCGCAAGAACGTGAACGCGAGGCCCTGGAGGCCAAGCAGAAGGACCTTAACACTGGGTTTGAGAAATTCAGTGAAGAGTATCCGGAGATCGTTGGCGATATCAATCTGTTCCGCTACGCAGATGGCATGACAGATACGATTGCGGAAGAGCACCCCGAGTGGGCTCCATCGCAGGTCATGCACGAAGCAGGTGTTCGCACTCGCGAGTGGATAAACGCCCTGAAGGGGGCGGAAGAAGCTCCGGCTCCGACGCCCAATGATCGACTCGAACGTAAACAAAACCTGAAGCCTATGCCTCATACACGGTCGGCAGTGCAGGAACGAGCTCAAGAAGAGCCGCCTGAAACTCCGCAGAGCATTCTGGAAAGCATGAGGAGTGCAAGAGGCCAGGCATAACAATAATAGCTAGGAGGTAATTATCATGGCTGGACAAGTTTGGCATACAAATGCCCTTGGTGGATACATGTGGTCCGCCAACCTGAGCCGCAAGCTGCGCACCGCGCTGCAGCCGATGGTTCGCTTTCGTCAGTTCTGTGACGCCCGCGAGGCCTTTGGCCTGGGTAAGGGTGAAACTTTCAACTGGAACGTCTATTCTGACCTTGCCGATGACGGCGCGGAGCGGGATCTGGACGAAACCCAGGTGATGCCTGAAAGCAATTTCAGCATTTCGCAGAACTCACTGACCGTCACCGAGTATGGCGTCAGTGTTCCTTTCACCAAGAAGCTGGACGACCTGTCAGAGCACCCTGTGACTGAAATCATTCACAAGGTCCTGAAGAACGACGCTCGCAAGGCTCTGGACGGCGCCGCTTATGCGCAGTTCAACTCCGCGATCACTCGTGTTCAGGGTTCTGATGCAACGTCTATCGTTGTGACCGAGAACGGCACCCCGGCTGGTATTTCTGTCGAGTTCGCCAAGGAGCACGCCAAGCTGATCGCTGATGAAATGGCCGAGCGTGACATCCCGACTTTCGACGGTAACAACTACATGGCAATCGCCCGCCCGAGCACTCTGCGCGGCTTCAAGGACGACCTGGAAGCAATTCACCAGTACACGTCTGAAGGCTGGCATGTGATCATGAACGGCGAGAAAGGCCGGTACGAAGGTATCCGTTACTGCGAGCAGACCAACGTCGCAGCAAAGGGCTACACCAACACCGACCAGATCTTCTTCTTCGGTTCTGACACCGTTGTTGAAGCAATCGCCATTCCGGAAGAGATCCGCGGCAAGATCCCAAGTGACTACGGTCGCAGCAGGGGTATCGCCTGGTACGCTCTCCTGGGCTACGGTCTTGTACACCCGACCGATACGACTCAACAGCGTATCCTGGTTTGGGATTCCACTTCTTAATCGGAGGACGATAATATGTCTGCACAACATTATGCAAACGCTCTGCGTGAGACCTATCGGTACCCCGCAGCCTCTCTCGCCAGTGCAGCCGTAGTGGGTCGATTCATCGGCCCGGCCGGCAAAACTGGTCGAGTAGTCAACGTGGCCCACGTAGTGACCACTGACGTGACTGTTGCGGCTGGTGCCGTAACGGTTGACACAAATGCTGGTTTGACCAGTCCTGTGTCTCACACTGTTCCGGTTTCTGCAGCCAACGCTGCCGTAGCTGTCCCTTATGCTTCTCTCAAGGGTCAGACGGAACTGCCTGCCGACACAGTCGTCGAGGTTCAGGCCGACGGTGCGCCTACTGCTGGTGCCGCCGACCTGGTCGTGACTGTCGACTGGTATTAACCTATAACTCATTTGGAGGTGATATATGAGTAAGCGAGCTGGTACACCTGCTGCGAAGCAGAATGCAGGTCCGCACAAGGTCACTCTGAGCGTCGGCGCAGGTGCCAAACAGAAAGATTCTGTTGGCCTGCAGTCTGGTCTCAGTGCCCATGCCCCTTTCGATTCTGAAGCGGGCGGTCCGAAGTATGATTACAACGTGAACTCTCAGTCCGGCATGGCCACTGAGCGTATCGTTGAAAATCCTGCCAAGGAAAGTGCATCGAAGAACGGCAAGAACTTCGATATCTGCTGATCTTTTCAGCAACTAAACCGTCCCTGGCCTTCGGGCCAGGGGCTTTTTCGGAGGCACTATCATGGCAGCACTAACACCGATTTATCGTTCATACGAAGAGTGCGATCTGGATGGTCCTTTCACTGAAGACAAGTTTCATGCCGGTGAAAGCATGAAAGATGGTGTCTCCGGAAAGGCCACTCTTGACACAACGTATGAGAACCTGAAGGATACAGAAGTCGTCAACTCGCGTAGTAACAGCGAACTCAAGGAAGATGACGACCTCAAAAAAGGATGTCGTAAACTCAAGTAAGGAGAACAATCATGCCACGTAACCCTGTATTTGACCCAGAGAAGCCCTACGCGACCACTCGTGCTGTGAAGAGCAAGACCGGCGCCAAGTATATCCAGGACGGATATATGTTCAATCCGCACGGCGAATGCGTTGGCCGCGCACCTGGCTACAAGGAAGAAGTGAAGGCTGCTCCTGTGCCCCAGGCGGTGAAACGCAAAAGCATCGAGGACAAAAAGAAGGACGCCCTGGCTGCAGCTGCTGACAAGCTCAACCTGGACGCAATTCCTGAGTCGGTTAAGGAAGCAGCAAAGGAGAACGCCGAAGCACTAGCTGCTGAGGAAAAGGCTGAGTGAGCACTTTCCTTGAATTAGTGGTTGACCTACATCGGGAGTCGGGGGCTGCTGGACCAGCCCCCACTACCGTTCTGAACCAGCGCGGCGAGTACAATCGCCTGGTTAACTGGGTCAAGGACGCTGACCTGTACATCCAGGATTTGTACGAAAACTGGAAGTTCCAGCGTCAGTCTTACGAAGAAGCCACTCTGGTGGGAAACAACGCGCTGCCGACTGTGCAGGACGCTGCCTGGTACGATGAGAAGACATTCAAAATCATCGAGGAAGGCGAAACAGAAGAGAACCTGATCGAGGTTGTCGAGTACGACGCGATCAAAAGTGAGATACGGGACACGGCAAGCGGCGTACCTTACCGGGTCATTATCATGCCGGACAATACGCTCGAAGTGGACCCGCTTCCGGATGGGACGCACACAATCAAGTGTGATTACTACCGGGATGCAGTTGAGATGACAGGTAACGCCGACGTGTCGGTTATCCCGGAACGCTTTCACAAGGCTATCCTGGGGTATGCCTTGATGCTGTATGCCGGCTACGAGAATGCCGCAGAGACGATGGACCAGGGGCAGAGAATTTTCGGCCAGCAGCTCCAGCGTCTTGAGAACAGTCAGCTTCCCAACAAGTTCAATTCGAGGTTTAGGACCGGAGCCGAAATAGAAGTCATAGCAGAATAAGGGGTATCGCAATGCCGGGACCTGCAACAAGAACAAACTATTGGCCTCTTGGCGGCGGCCTGGACGTAACGACCCCAGCTCTTTCCGTTAAGCCAGGCAGAGCCCTGGCTCTTAACAATTATGAGCCCTGGTTCAATGGTGGATACCGCCGTATAGCCGGGTTCGAGCGATTCGATGGGCATGATAAGCCCAGTGAGCAGACGTTCACTGGCTTCGATGTGTCTGACGCATCAAGTCTCACCCTGGGTGACACTGTAACGGACGACACTACCGGGGCGACCGGTATCTGTATTGGTATCTGGATCGACGACGGAACCTACGGATCGGACGCGATTGGTGTGACCAAGGTAACCGGATCCTTCGGCAACGGTAACACCTGCAACACGGCTGCATTCACGATAGACCGTGAGCCCACACTCAGATACTCGGTTGATAACGATACAGAGCTCGCGTGGCTCCTGGCAGCCCATGACGAATACCGGGACGACATCGCAGTCGTGCCAGGGGCAGGAGAGGTCCTGGGTATCTGGCAGCGAGACGCCACCGTTTATGCCATTCGAGACAATGTCGGCGCCACTGCCGGCGTGCTCCACAAGGCCTCTGCGACCGGATGGACGACGACGGGGATAACGATGGGAGAGTATATCTTCTTCAACACGGGCGGAGGCACCACGAGCGCAGACCTGCCGATAGAGGGCGACACAGTTACTGGAGGCACCTCG